CCGCAACAAAACCCACAAAAACCAACGGTTATGACTCCAATTCAGTCGTTACCCAATGAAATTCATCAAATTCAATATCAGGCCGATGTCAAACGTGTCAACAACGATTCAGGGTTTTTGAATGTGCTAGATTTTTTACCGACGGGTACGTCATATTCTCCGTTATCATCTCAAGATCAGCTTATTAATAGTAATGCCTACGCACTATTAACACTAAATAGGACATTGTTGTCATACGCCTATAATACATATGGCGTTTTACAAACGGCAATTGACCAACCTGTAGACGATGCGTTTCGGGGCGGATTAAAAATAAAATCAGACGAACTAAATTCCGACGACATCGAAGAACTCCAACGATTTATGGAAACGCGTATTAACGAAAAAGGCCAAAATGTTTGGGACGTTTTAAGATCGGCCTTAAAATGGCAACGATTATTTGGCGGCGCAGGTATTATAATAAATACTGACCAAACCCCAACCGACGAGTTAAAAATTGAATTGATTGGGAGAGATACGCCACTATCTTTTATTAGCGCTGACCGGTGGGAAATGCTTTATAGTTGGTCATTAGCCGACGATATTGCATGTCCATATAATTATTACGGTCAACCAATCCATAAAACACGGATTTTGAAGTTCTCCGGCAAAGAAGCACCAAGTTTTATACGCCGCCAGTTGCAGGGGTGGGGATTGTCAGAGGTCGAACGAATGTTACGATCCGTTAACGCATATATAAAAAACCAAAACTTAATTTATGAATTGCTTGACGAGGCAAAAATTGATATTTATAAAATACAGGGGTACAACGCGTCCCTATTGACAGGAGATAGTGCCCGGATGGTTAAGGCGCAAATCGACATTACCAATTCACAAAAAAATTATATGAATGCCGTTACTATGGACAAAGAAGATGAGTATGATCAGAAGCAAATTACATTTTCGGGACTAGCTGAGATACTGCAACAGAACCGAATAGGAATTGCTGCCGACCTGAAAATGCCATTAGCTAAACTGTTTGGATTGTCAGCATCGGGATTTAGTTCAGGCGAGGATGATATCGAGAATTATAATTCCATGGTTGAGACGGAAATTAGATCGAAAAGCAAGGGTCATATCATCAAATTAATTGAAATATGTTGTCAAAAGTTATTTGGATTTATACCTAACCTGGAGATTGAATTTGAATCGTTACGGATCATGAATGAAGAGCAGGCCGAAACGATAAAATCATCAAAGCAAGATCGATATTTACATTTATATGACCGCGGATTACTAACTGAGGAGGAATTTGGGGACGCGCTGAAGACCGATAAAATCATCAATATTAAATCAGATATATTGGCGGGCAAACGAGAGCCTGAGCTACCCGAATATATTAAAGACATGGATCAAAGCATCGCGCAAGTAAGGGTACAGGGAACCAGTTAAATTATGCGGTATTTAAAACCGATAATAGCACCCAAAAAAGAGATCAAAGAGCTAGAAACCATTTTATTATGTATATTCTCAGCTATACTAAAAAAAATCCATAACCAGACATTTCAACAAGACGGCAAAAAATTTTTTAATGCACGAACCGATTATCCCAATTTAATACATGCATTACGGGATGGATTACTTATTTATGATAACGGTTTTGTCTATGGGAATTTTAATGCTTCAACGAGCCGAGCATTGCACGATTTAGGGGCACGTTATGTCTCATCAAAAAAGGCATTTGAGCTACAAGAAGAAAAATTACCAATTGAGTTATCCGCATTATTAAGAGATATAAATCAATCAAACTCGATTCAGCAAACGCGTCTATTAGAATCATTGGAAGAGGTTCATCCTATATTTAATCCGTCAATGTTAAAAGATATCCTTCTTCGCACAGTAGACAGGTTGCAGGATCAATTTATATCATCAATTAAATCTGCTGATATTAGTATTATACCCAATCTGACAGACGTAAACCGATCGGATATAGCCCGTGAATATATAAATAATTTAGAATTAGATGTCAAGAATTTCTCTGACAAAATGGTGATAGACATGAGGCAAGCTATGGTTAAGAGGCTTGAAAGCAAAGCACCAAAACGGATCAGGCTATCCGAGGTTTTAATGCACGAGTATAATATTGCGCGAAAGAAGGCCGTATTTTTAGCCAGTCAAGAGACGAGTCTTTTAGTCTCAAAATTCAGGGAATCACGATACAAGGAAATTGGAATAACAAAATATAAATGGTCAACATCTCACGATCTACGGGTTCGGCCGGCAAATCCATCTCAGGTCAAGGCCGGCGAAGATCACAAGAGCTTAGATGGAATGATATTTAGCTGGGATGATCCGCCAGTCGTGAATCATTTGACAGGGAAGCGAGCAAATCCAGGAGAGGATTACGGATGCCGATGCGTAGCACGGCCAATTTTTGAATAAAAGGAAAGGAAGAAAAAGAAATGTTAACAAGTTTTTCAGTAGCACTTGAAGCCGTCAAATCAGGAAAGATTATTCAGCGGCAATGCTGGAAGCAGTCGGACATGTCAGTTCATCTGATCCAGCTAAAAAGCGATGTAAAAGATATGGGATTCACCCCTATTTTAATGGTTAGGATGAGAACATTAGATGAGAAACAGCCGTATATATCCGCGCCTTGGAATCCGTCAATTATTGAGTTATTGGCAAATGACTGGGACATTATCATTCTAAAAGAGGTAAAAAGTGGCACTTAATCCCGCAACATTACAGGCATCACTATTATCAATATTTAACTCAGCAAAAGGCTCGCAGATGAGCGAAGCAGATTTTGCGGCGTATATGTCAAACGCAATTGACACCTACATTAAAACAGCGACGGTTATGGTAACAATCCCAGGAGCATTAGGTGGGGGGTCTGGCTTGCCAGGAACGGGGACATTATCATAATTGTTCGCCTATTTTGTTTGACTTACGTAGGACGTCTGTTAAAATGAAATTAGCATGACTGTAAAAAAGGATAAAATTCCAGAAGCGTCAGCCCGTTTTTTTTTAGAAATTGGACTTGAATCACCGGAATTGCCGGACTTTGGAGAAATACACCTGATAATACATCATAAAAAATGTATAGGATGGGATCGCATAATTGATAAAGTGCGGGTAGATAAATAATTAAATAGAATCTGATTAAATAATTAAATAGAATCTGATCGCTAATCAGATACACTGAACGCGAACTAACAAGAATATAAACTTGTTGGCTCGCGTTTTTTTTTGGAGAAAAAACGATGTTTGATGAAGAAGACGCAAAAAAGATCGCTGAAGACATTCAATATGAATACTCAGAAGATTTTTTAAAAGGATTAAACGAAGAAGCTTCCGAGCATTTTGAGACAGTAGGCGAGGATCCTTTAATCATTGGGGGTATTGTGCGCGACCATTTAAAAAAAGACCCACATTATTATACTCAAGAACAAAAACAAAACGCAAAGGATTGGGGCGAGCCATTTGATTCAGCGTTTATTGAGCCGGGGATCGCCAGTTATGAAGATATCAATCAGGGTGTATCTTTGTTGAAGAAGGACACAATTGATAAATTTGTTAGGACGTTTATAGGTCGCCCGGTAATAATTAATCATGATGATAAGTTGGCACCGGGTAATATGGAAGACAAGGCGCAGGGCTATATCCACGATGTTTATTTTTGTGCAGAGGATGGATGGTATCACGCCAGGGGGGTAATGCACGGGGATGACGGCAAAAAGAAAATTAAAGACGATAATTGGTCGGTATCTTGTGCTTACGATGCCGTTAGGAAAGACTCGAAAGGAGGCGAATGGCACGCCGCGCACTATGACAATGAAATCCTCGAATTTAGTGGAAATCATTTAGCATTAGTTGAAAACCCCAGATATGAAGGGGCGTCAATTAAATTAAATTCTAAAAAAGGAGTAAAACAAATGAAGTTTTTTCTGAAGTCAAATAAAAAAAACGAAGATAAAGAACCAGAGCAACGTATTACAGATGACAATGATCGTTTAGTCAAAATTAATGGTGAAGAAGTACCTGTCTCAAAACTGCTAAAGGAGTTCATCAAAGAAGAGGAATCCGATCCGGAGCATAAAAAAAACGATTATCTAGGTGACGACGATGAGGTCGAACACAATGGGGAAAAATATAAAGTCAGCGATCTTAAAAAGCATTATATGAAAAAAAATGAATCGGACGCGGACAAATCTAAAAAATCCGACGAAGATAAAAAATCGAATGATGATGATGAATCAAAAAAGTCAGACAAATCTAAAAAATCCGAAAAATCCGACGAAGATAAAAAATCGAATGATGATGATGAATCAAAAAAGTCAGACAAGAAAAATGATGATGACGAAGACAAGTCAAAATCAATCGAAGAAGATAAAGACCAAACAAAAAAAGAGACTATTAAATCAAACTCAAAAAAAGCAGATAAGTCTCACTTTGACAAGCTTAACCAGTTGTCAAATCAATCCGGTTCTAACGCTATTTCAGCTTACATGAGCA